GTCTGGTGTTTGTGGTGTGGTGGATGGCAAAAAGCCGCGACGCGCGCTCGTCCATTGGTCACATAACCGATTGACGCTTTCTAGTTCGCAGTTTTACAAGGATGCCCGGCTTGTTTTATTATTTTTTTCTGTTACGTTCTCCGACTAGGTATCCTAAAAATACCCATAGCAGAGCCATTCCTGCTTCTTTGATAAATTCAATCATTTCACATTTCCACCTTTACTGATTTTGATTTAGGCTCAAACTGTACTCCATGAGCGTTGAGCCATTCTTTAAATTGCTCCTTGGTTTCCTTTGCGTTTTCTGCTGGGAAAATCAAATCAACCGTGAATTTAAATCCATATTTTTTACCACCGTCGTTAGACGCTGTTTTTTGCGTTTTAAGCCCATTATTTTGTTCCTGGGTATAATTACCCTCGGATTGGTTTAAATCGCCGCCAGGAGCTTCTGAGGCACCATAAAATTGATTGTAGAGCAATTCATCCGCTTCTGATTGCGTATTTCGCTCAGTTTCAGCTTGAGCCCGTCTCATTTCTGATGCGTCAGCATGCAGGATGTTGATGACATCCAGGGCAGACTTGCCAGCCTTGAGCATGTCAACGTATTTCTGGGGAGCTAGGTTCTTAGCTTCTGCAATAGACGTTATTTCCTCAATGCGCTTTGCTAGTTCTGCCTTTTCCTTAGCTTGGTCAGCCAGTTCCTTATCGTCAAGAATGGCCTGCAGAACATCTCCTAACGCTGCGCCTTGCTCGTACCGTCGGATATAAACCGCCGGACCAAAGCCAGCCTTTCCGGCCGCTTCTGAGATTTGTATAAGACCAGTCTCACGCTGCTGCTTTTTGGTCGCTTCTTCTGCCACCAGGTCGCTGATAATCTTAAGCGTCGCTTGATTAATGCGCACGTTGTCGGCCATAAAGCATTTTTTCTTAGCCAGGTCGTCAAAGCGGATGGCAAAGAGGTTGATATCTAGATCTGTGCCGCTCTTTGCGATTGCGACCTCAAAAGCTTCCTTGACCGTCTGTTTGCGATTTTCGGTTTCTTTGGCTTCAAAGACCTTGATTTGCTCAGCGATATCTTCCTTTAGCGCCTTTACAGGGTCAAGAATGTCTTTGATCCATGCCTTAACCTCGTCAAGCGGATTGCTGTATTCGTCTAGCTTTTCCTTGACTGCCGCCGTGAGTTGGCGCTCTACTCGGCCTAGCTCGTTCTTGACAGCCGTGTCGCCGACAATGGTATCTTCAGTTACGACATAGCCTGCATATTTCTTCTGGTAGGCTGTCAGGGTCTGCTCCAGAACTTCCTTGCCTTCAATTTCAATTTTGGCCGGCGTCAGTTTAAAGTCAAAATTTAAGTCAGTCACCGGAATCAGCTCCAAGCTGTCTGTCACATCTTTTGTCTTTGCGGTCATCTAAAACTCCTCTCCCTCCAACAGGTCCATTTCTTGTCCTAGCACTTCGCCAGTTTCAGAATAGACTGATGGTGTAGCTTCTGCTTGCTTATTTGCTTCTCGCTCAGCTGCTTCCTGTTTCATCTGTTCGATTTGCTGCTGTTTGCGAGCTAGCACTTCTTCACGGCTTTCTTGCGGTGTGACATCTTTAATACGGTCAAAAGTCTCCCCGCCGTCATCTTCGGTATACATATTGCCAAGGTCTTCTGGGAATGCTTCACGAAGTGCATTTACTAGAGCTGTTTTCCGTATCATAGTAGCCGGCATTGAGTTCCAAGTGCTCTGACTTTTGTTGTACTCTTTCATGCTGACATAGACTTCAACCGGCACACGAAAATCTTTTCGATAAACTCTAGCCCATCCACCGACAAGTTCGTCATTAGGCAGAACGAGTGCGCCTTTTCTTTCCTCTTGCAAACCGCTTTCGTTAATTACAACAATTCCAGCTTCAAAGCCTTCAAGCTGCGGATTGCGATTTGCTCGTTTTAGGAAAGCTTCTTTTGATACAATCAAGCTAAACTCTGTTCCGCCGTTCTTTTTACGATAGGCGACAATGTAAACCTCGTTGGCTAACGGGTTTAAATCTCGCCCTTTAATGAGCGACAACGCCATCCCAACTTGTTTCGGCGTCAAAAGGTTGTCTGGGTCAAAATACTGTTTGATGTCTTGGGCTGTCCAGTCCATTGTATTGATTGATATATCTCGCTTTGCTTTTTGTGTCGATATTTCATTTGCCATTCTATTTTCTCCTTTTCGTCTGTTTTAAATTCCAATTTTCACGTCTAAGACGCTTGTTTTCTTGGCTCAGTGTCAAGATTCTGTCTTGCTGCTCGTTGATAACTTCGCCCAGCTCATGGCCGAGGTGAATGTACTCAGAGCGCCATTGATCAATTTCTTTCAGTAGGTATGCTGTCATACTTCGTCCCCCACATACACCCACCGTCCAGCTCTATAAATCCAATTGTCGGGATCCGGGCGCTCTGGTTTTCCTTCGGGTGGTGTCGTTAGCCACTTGTCATAATCAAACGGTTCGAGCATAGACTCCCTCCTTTAGTGCCTGGTGGAACTTCACCAAGTCAACTGACTCAACTTTTGATACTCGGCGTTGTGAAGTTCTTATTTGGCCTTTGTAAGCCTGCAGACCTTCCTGGCGCTCTTCTTCATTCCTTGGTAGATAATAGCCATTATGCCCGGCTTGTTTGATTGCCACGATAGGAATACCATCTCGATAGATCAGTCGTTCAATAGCCTTTTCTACAGATCGCTTGCTCAGGCCGAGCATTTGTTCAATTTCCCGCCGTGGTCTCGGCCGATCACTTCCTACAGGAATGGCCTGTAAAATTCGTTTGTGTAATTTATCCATTTTCTTCTCCCTTGTATTTTCGCCAAAGTTTTCCTAACTCCTTAACAAACTTAACCACATCATGTTTCTTATACCATTTCAGGCGTTTGCGCTCGTTAGGCGTGACATGATATAGCAGCGCTGTTTCAAGTTCTGGTATTGTCATGTTTTATCTCCTTTTTGAAAAAATCTAGTCACTATTTCCTCTACTGGCCTTTTGAGAATGTAGGCGCACATGCTAAATGGATTTAGGTGCATGTTCACATGCTCTCGGCACACGTCCACAAATTCCACATATTGCTTTCGCGATAGCTGCATGTTGAACCATTTAGAAAAAGTGTTCCTGTACTGCTTATACAGAGATTCATTCCCTGCGACTTGATCGTAGTTAATTTTAGTCATCTTGCGCTAAGAACTCCTCTCTTGTCAAAATTATTTGTCCTTTCTTCTTCTGGTTTTTCGGATGCTCAGATGACCACTCGGGAATATTCCCAATTGTCAATGGGTCAATACCTCGCTTGTGCTTATTATTATCCTCTTGTGCTTCCTCCAAAGAGTTAAAACCTTTCTCTCTCCAAGATTTCAAAATCTTATTTAGGTAGTTAAAGTTATTAGCTCCTGCATCTTCCGTCAGCTCAATTGCATATTGGATCATTTCGATTGTCATTTTGTCTAAGCCAACATAATCTAGTAACATTTGAGCTTGTCTGTCGTTAAGTTTGATATTGCTTTCTTTGATAATCTGAGAAAAAGATTTTTTTTCATTTTCTCCTCCTGTATAGTTAAGGTTGTTAGCCTTATCTAACTCTAATCTATCCTTATCTATCTCTAACTCTAATCTATCCTTATCTATCTCTAACTCTAATCTATCCTTCCCTAACCTAACCTGTGTATCCACTTTGTATACATTTTGTATACATTGGTCTAAAGGCTTGGTATTAGCGATTTTTGACTTATCAAATTCAAGCTGTTCTTTTTCTTTTTTATGAATTGTTGATTGGAATCTGTCCGCCTGAATGTAATTGTGAATTCTCCAATGTCGGACAACAACCACTCCACTTTCAAACAGGATAATAAATCCTTTAGCAATCAAGATTTTTACGTCATCATCACTAGCTCCAATCGTTCGTTGGATTGTTTTTACCTTATCGATAAATCCTTCATCGTCTGCTCCCATGTTTAGGTGGAAGTATAAAGCTTGGCTTGACAGAGGCATATCAAGAAAATTGTCTGTTTCTGTTATTTTCTTACTAAACATTCGTCTTTGCGCCATCAATTCTCCTTTCTTTACTTTTTCTTGTTATCGTTCCAGATTGTGCCAACGCAGATTAGAGCAGAAACTCCGAGAATTGACAGAAACACATTGCTGACTTCTCCCGTCTTCGGTAACTCGTTCGCAGGGACCTCTAATTTGCTATCTGTTGCGTTTTTTGGTTCTTCCTTAGCGCTTGGAGCGGGTGGATCTTTTTCAAGCGTTTTAGTCGGTAATTCCGGCTTGGGTTCGTCTGGAATAACCAACTCTGGCAAGTCTAACACAGGCGGATCATTTGGCACTACTCCTCCGTTCCACTCAGGCTTGTCAACTGTAGGAGGGTCTAACGGCACAGCGTCTCCTGTGTACTCTGGAATGTCGTACACTGGAGCTGGCGGGACATCCCAAGAATAAGGGCGGATAGTTCCTTTAGCTGAACCCTTGGCATTTGCCACTGTGATTTCACGCTCAAAGCTATACTCCTGGCCACTTGCTGTGAAGCGTAACACATTCACAGGGTTCTGGAGCTTATTCTTCAAGCGTGTTTTGTATTCCACGCTCACAATGTTAGTCACATGTGGTAGGTTGAACTTGAAGCCATTCTTGTAGAATTGCACATTAGCCTCTGTTAGAGGAATTTCTCTAATCCCTACCCAAGGCTCTGCTGATGATAATTCAAACAGGCGCATTGAACCTTCTACATACTCATTATTATCGTCCCAGGTGTCAGATACGTTCACATCATGAAGATCATGCTTCACAAAGTTTACACGTCCGCCCCACTGGATAAGTGAAGGGTCATCTTTGTCTTGCCAGCCCCATTTAGCCACAATCTCAGTAGGATTTGCCTTGCCTTGAGGCTTAACCTCTGCCTGCTGAACTACTGTGCCATTAAAGCTTAGGTCATATTTTTGTCCTTCTTTAACAACTTCCTTCTTCCACATAGTCGAAAGTGTCATGTCAAATTGCTTGTTGAGAGGGTGCTCCTTAAAGTACCCGTTGAAAGTAGTAGTTACATTCTGTGAGTCATTTGAGGCTACAGCCCGTCCTACTACTTCACCCTCAGGACTAGTCACATCAAACTCCTGTGTGGTAGTCCATTGAAGCTGTTCAGGCAATGTATAAGTAAGTGTATCACCCTCATTGATGTCAACTTCATCAGGGATTTCCGTGTGATATGTTAGGTCTTTATTAACATAAGTCTCAGAAGCTTCTGCATTGTATGTGATTTCAGGTTCTGTGACCTGAATTTGGTTTCCGTCCTTAGCAACTTCACTTGCCAATACATTTGTGCTGATTAGCAAGCCTGCTACAGCTGTTAGTCCTACCACTGATAATTTAATTCCTTTTTTCATTATTTTCCCCTCCTAATATTCAAACGCTGGCGTGATAGCTTTTCTAGCCATAGCTAGAGCGTCCATTTCTGCTTGCCGCTGTTCTTCGTGATACAACCGCATATCTTCTTCGTACTGAGCCACTAGCTCGGCTTCTAAGCGCTCCAAGCGCTCTTTCTTAGCACGTTTGCGTGCGTCCATCCGTTTGCCGTACCAACCAGCGACGAATGCGATGGTTGCGATCAAGACGACGCCTAATACTTGACTTCCTAATGTTGGTTCCATTGTTTTTTCTCCTCGTTGTGTGATATAATTAAGCAAATACTTTTTAGAAGCCTAATCGCTTCGCTAGTGCCTTGTCCGACTCTATCTCGGCAAGGCTTATTTTTTTAGCACGGTAGCGGTTGAGTTGCTTCCATTTCCAGAACTTGCGGAAACCCTCATAGTCTACAAACATCAGCTTGTGCGTCGGATTGAAGACATATTGCTCGAATTCTGCATTTTCTCGCATTTCTTTGACAAATTGCTTTGCCGTTGGAAGTGTCAACCCTTGCCACCTTTGCATTAGATGTTCATAATCTCCGCCTGTAGGTTCTTCCGTTCCGTCAGCTGGCGTATAGATAATCTCTTTTATCTTTACCTGTGGCATCTTATCCCCTACCTTTCTTCAAAGACGACCCAACTATCAGAGATAGATAGCTTTTTAGTGATCTCAAGCTTCAGGCTGTCGCTTCCATGCCCTTCTTTGATTAGGCGGTTTATTGTAGCTGGCTTTACTCCGATAACTGTCGCCAGGTCTGATTGACTCCAACCTTTTTCATTGAGTCGACGCTTTACCAGCTCAATCCATTTTTTGTGTTGTTGACTCATGTTTTCTCCTTTCTT